CATGCCAATGGAATACTTCAAAGCACTGGTACGTCCAGAAAATAGAATTACCCAACTAACATATAATTTTGCACTAAGTGATCCTATCTACAGTGGTGTAGTTCTAGATCAACTAGCACATATAAACACATTAGACAATAGACCTATTGTCAATTTTAGTACCAATGCGAGTGGTCGTAAACCCAAATGGTGGATTAAATTTGCAGGTCTATTGCGAGAACGAGATAAAGTAGAGTTTGCAATTGACGGACTGGAAGATACTAATCACTTATACAGAGTTAATTCAAAATGGGATAGTATTATGTTGGGTGCTAAAACCCTAAGAAAACATTGGAATCCACCGCCTGGTGGGGGAATGATGTGGCGTTATGTTATATTTGAACATAACTATCATCAAGTAGCTGAAGCAAAAAAACTAGCAATTGAACTAGGCTTTAATAGATTTAGGCCTGTTGTAGGGGATAAAAGAACACCCCAACATATGCGATTAAAAAGTAGAACTTGGGAAGAGATAGAACATGATCTATCCTAAATGCAAACATAAAGAAAAACAAGTACCTGCTGTTAGATATGATGGCTATGTGGTTCCTTGTTGTCACTTCGGAAACTGGAATGATATTGAAGTATTCAGAGAACGCATGGGAGATCTTGTGGAAACAATGCATATAACTAATGGTACTCTAGATGAAATTAATAATAGTCTAGCTTGGAAGTTTATTGAAGATAGTTTTGATAATGAACCATTTGCTAGATGTGTTCAACATTGTAGTGATCCAGAAAACTACAAAAAAACTAAAAGTAATGTAGGAGCAGACTTTAAAGTAATAAGTTTAGAATAATGATGGTTTGGGAGACATTTATAATATGCTTGGTATTCTTATTAGTTATCATGGCGGCCATGAGTATAGGCCTCCTGAGAGGCCGACGTGTAAAAGGGAGTTGCGGTGGTGCTACCGGCGTTTGCTCTGTATGTGGCGAAGACAATGCAAAAGAAAAGATAGTTATCAAAGGTGAAGAACATTTAAAACGTCCTGAGCCAACACGTTACGGAACGTGGGAAAGTAAAGGCACAGATGTCGACTTTTGATAAATATGTAGGTAACGCTTAGGACCCGCTGTTACAGGCGTCAAGGTTACTGTTTATCCTTAAGGACATGGTTCGCTACTCTTGTCTTTTAAAAAACAGACTTTTAACAGATAAATATTAATATGAATAAATTATTTGCATTTGGTTGTAGTATGACAAGAGGAGATGCATTAGATGATATATGGGATTTCGAACTCAAGCAGACAGATCCAGATGCAGGTCCAAGTAAATATTCCTGGCCACAAATCCTAGCAAACAATATGAATTTAGATTGTGTTAACTTAGGAGAAAGTGGTGCTAGTAATAAACAGATTTGGTATAGATTGGTAACTACACATATGACAGAAGTCGATATAGCATTTGTACAATGGACATCAGTAAATAGATGGTGTGTACTAAATGATGACAAAATACAACAGATTAATTCATTTCGTACAAGCAAACAATCCCTAGCATATTATGGGAATCTACACACTGATATTGATTCAGACTATGATGCAAATTTAAGAATGAGTCATGCAGATTATCATGCTAAAAGTATTGGGGTTAAGTTATATCATCTAACATTTGATAAATCAAGTCTATCCGATAACTTACCTTTTAATACAACAGAAACACTTAATAGTGATTTACATGAACTTCAAAGAGATATCCATAAAGAATATACAACAGATACACAGGATTTTAATACTGGACACAGCATGACAAGAGGATCTGCCAATGATAAAACTGATAAAAAATTGGGACATCCTTGTGCTATCACACATAAATTACATGCATACAATCTATACGAGGAGATTTCCTAATGGCAGTAGATACCAAACTAACTAAAACTCCCTATAAGAGAGAAGAATACACAAGTGATCAACTGGTTGAACTTGCCAGGTGTGCGGCTGACCCCAAACACTTTATGCTAAAGTATTGTTATATTCAGCATCCTGTTAAAGGAAGAATGTTATTTACATTATATGATTATCAAGTTGGACTGGTAGATGTATATCACAATAATAGATACAGTATCAGTATGTTAGCACGACAAACAGGTAAGTCAACCTGTGCGGCAGGATATCTGTTATGGTATGCTATGTTTAATCCTGATCAAACTATTCTAATCGCGGCTCACAAATACAGTGGTGCCCAAGAGATTATGCAACGTATACGATTTGCATACGAACTATTACCTGACTTTATTAGAGCTGGTGTAACTGCTTATAACAAAGGTAGTTTAGAGTTTGATAATGGAAGTCGTATTATTGCACAAGCAACAACAGACAATACAGGACGTGGTTTGTCTATATCACTAGTATACTTAGACGAGTTTGCATTTGTTAGACCAACTATAGCCCGTGAGTTCTGGACCTCACTATCGCCTACACTAGCAACAGGTGGTAAATGTATCATTACAAGCACTCCTAATCAGGACGATGATCAATTTGCACAAATATGGAATGAAGCCCTAAAAAATATTGATGAATTTGGTAATGAAACTACAACAGGCAGGAATGGATTCGCACACTTTTTAGCTAATTGGGAAGTACATCCTGATAGAGATCAAAAATGGGCAGAATTAGAAGAAGCTAAAATTGGTGAAGAACGATTTAGACGTGAACACAACTGTGAATTTATTGCATTTGATGAAACACTTGTAGACAGTATAAGACTAGCAATGATGGAAGGTAAAAACCCATATGCTAAACAAGGACAAGTACGTTGGTATAAGCCTGTAGTTAAAGAAGCAATATACATGATTGGATTAGATCCTAGTTTAGGTACTGGTGGAGATAATGCGGCTATACAGGTATATGAACTTCCGGGTATGAAACAAGTAGCAGAATGGCAACACAATAAAACACCCGTTCAACAACAGATTCGTATACTACAACAGATAGGCAATTACCTAGCAGAAGAAGGTGTTAATAAAGATAATGTATACTATAGCATAGAAAATAATACTCTTGGCGAAGCTGCTCTTGTAATGCTGGAAGAGATTGGTGAAGAGCATTTAGTAGGTACAATGCTAACAGAACCTAAACGTAGAGGAATGGGTAGAATTCGTAAAGGTTTTACTACAACACACAAAAGTAAAATTGCCGCCTGTGCCAAACTAAAGCATTGGATAGAAAGCGATAGAGTGGAGATTGCTAGTAAGAATCTACTTCGTGAGTTAAAGACGTTTGTAGCCAGAGGACAAAGTTTCTCAGCAAAAGAAGGTGAATCTGATGATCTAGTAATGGCACTTATACTTGTTGTTAGAATGGCACAAGAAATTACAAAATATGATGACAATGCCTTTGATGCATTAACAGAAATGAATGAAGATGATTACGAAGAACCTATGCCAATGAGCTTTTTATAACTCTAAAGGCATAAATACTATTATAGGAGAACACTACACGTGACTAACATAGCAGATGAAATATTTAATATACTAAAAGGATCAAACTATAAGGTGAGACTTTTTACATCTGAAGGGATTAAAACACTTAATCCAGAAGAAGCCACACGTTTTTATGCTTACGATCAAGACTTAATGATCACCCTCAGACAGGATGAAGCAAAAAACGAAATAGTTGTTCAAGCTGGAGCCGGATACGATATTCCAGGCAACAAGAAATTATTAGATAGTGTCAAATCAGTGGCACACAAAAATCTAGGAGAGTATACTGTGAGAAAATTCGATAAAGAAATTGCACCAAAAGACTTTGCACACCAGAGTGTTAAAGAAGGATTTAGCAAACCATTTGGTAGCGTAAAAACAAGTTATATCCAAAGCCCTAATGCAAAATTAGTTATTAAGCATAAGCAAGGAATTGATGAAGAAAGACGTGGCGCCCGTAGTAGAAACATTCAAGCACTCTTTATTGAGAACTCACAAGGTGAAAGATTTTCGTTCCCCCATAGATATATGGCAGGAGCAAAAGCGATGGCGATGCACGTCAATGAAGGCGGTACTCCGTATGACGACAAAGGGGCAGCAATCCTCAGTCTATGTGAAGAGATCGCAGAACTTAACAAATTTGTAAGGCACGTTAAGTCAAATAATCTAGTTAACGAAGATAACAGTGATATTGTAGAAACAATTAGTAATAAATTGGGTGAGTACAAAAACACAGTTAAAAGTTTGTCAACCCTCAGAGGTTATAACAACTTTCAAGTTCAAGAGAATAAAGAAGAAATTAATGAGGTTGACGTTACAGAAAAATTCCTCTACAATACGTTCAAAACTGAAGAGCTAAATTCAATACTCTCAAAAGTTGGACGTATTGTAGCAGAAAACACAAGAAAAGAAAATGAAACAAAGGCAGCTATTAAACGTGTTGTAGACATTATTAATAGCGGAGCAGATTTAAAGATCACCTATAGTGAAGATGATCCAGAGCATCCAGATAATGAAGATCCTAAAAAGTATGCAGGACAATCTGGAGAGATGGCAAAAATGGCTTCACTACTATCATTCTTAGGACAGCGATCCAAGAACGATGATTTGTGGAACGCCATTACTGATCTAACAGGTGATGGACAACATATAAATAGTTTTAGCAGTAGAATAATTCAAAAGATTACTAATTATATTGCTGCCAAAGCACAGGCAACTCCAGCAGTTGAAAGTATTATTGGATTAGACGAAGAAGCAATTCTTGAACTAAGAAAGAAAATATCTTAAAATAGTTCAAAAAAGTACTTGACAGTAAGTACTATAAACGCTATACTGTAAAGGCTAATAAAGGCAAACGTAGTTAAGAGCTACATTAACAAAGTGATACACAATAGTATCGCTACTAACAAAGGCTAATATAGGAGAATATCATGGCATCTTTGGCAGAAATTCGTGCGAAATTACTTGCACAAGAAACAAAATCCTCAGGAACACGTTCCTCAGGTGGTGGCGATAACGCCATTTTCGCTCACTGGAATATTCCAGAAGGCACTTCCGCAACATTGCGTTTCCTCCCAGACTTAGACGAAACTAATACGTTCTTTTGGAAAGAACGTCAAATGATTCGTATGGAATTCCCTGGTGTAGTAGGTGGTGATGAACACAAACCTGTTACAGTACAAGTTCCTTGTGTTGAAATGTGGGGAGATAGTTGCCCAGTACATGCAGAAATACGTCCTTGGTTTAAGGATGGTACAATGGAAGACATGGCTAGGAAGTATTGGAAGAAGAGAAGTTATATCTTCCAAGGCTTTGTAACACAGAGCGAACTACAGGAAGATACGGTTCCTGAAAATCCAATCCGTAGATTCGTTATAAGCCCACAAATCTTTAAGATTATAAGTCAGGCTTTGATGGATCCAGACTTCCCAGAAATTCCAACTGATTATGAGGCAGGCACAGACTTTAGAGTACAGAAGTCTACTAAAGGCCAGTATGCTGATTACTCAACATCTAATTGGGCTCGTAGAGAGCGTTCATTAGATCAAGTGGAACGTGATGCAATTGCAAATAATGGGTTGTTTAATCTCAATGACTTCCTTCCTAAGAAGCCAAGTCCAGAAGAGGTTGGTATTATATTTGAGATGTTTGAAGCAAGTGTAGATGGTCAGTTATATGATCCTGCTAGATTTGCCGATTATTATCGTCCATATGGTGTAGAGGCGCCAGGCAATCGTAATGCAAATACTTCCTCAACTCCGGCACCTGCAATAGCACCGGCTCCAGTAGTACCTCCAGTGGCACCGGCTCCAGTAGCACCTGTTCAAGAAGCAGTAATGCAACCAGCGCCTGTGGCAACACCTGAAGAGATGGGTGCAACTGTAACGACAGCACCTGCAAAGACTGACGATGCATCAACTAGTGCGGCGGACATCTTAGCAATGATTCGTCAACGTAAAGAAAATTAGGAGCAGTAAAAATGGCTAGACCTTTTGACGTAAGTAAATTCCGCAAAAGTATCACCAAGGCAGTTCCAGGTTTGAGTGTTGGGTTTAACGATCCCGACACTTGGATCTCTACAGGAAATTTTACCCTTAATAAATTAATTAGTGGAGACTTTGAAAAAGGTATTCCACTAGGTAAAGTTACTGTACTGGCTGGTGAATCAGGAGCAGGAAAAAGCTACATAGCCGCAGGCAATATTGTTAAAGCGGCACAAGAACAAGGCATATTTGTTATCTTAATTGATAGTGAGAATGCACTCGACGAAGCATGGTTACATGCATTAGACGTCGACACAGGAGAAGATAAACTTCTCAAACTAAACATGAGTATGATTGATGATGTTGCTAAGACAGTATCAGACTTTATGAAGGACTATAAGCTGGAATATGCAGATAAAGAAAGCGAAGAACGTCCTAAAGTATTGTTTGTAGTGGATTCCCTTGGTATGCTATTGACACCTACAGATGTTGATCAGTTCCAAAAGGGTGATATGAAAGGTGATATGGGTAGAAAACCTAAAGCACTAACATCATTAGTTCGTAACACAGTTAATATGTTTGGCGAATATAACGTTGGGCTATTAGCAACTAACCACACTTATGCATCACAGGACATGTTTGATCCAGATGATAAGATTAGTGGTGGACAAGGCTTTATCTATGCAAGTAGTATCGTTATTGCAATGCGAAAACTTAAATTAAAAGTAGACGCAGATGGTAATAAGACTACTACAGTAAATGGTATTAGAGCTGCATGTAAGGTAATGAAGACTCGTTATGCTAAACCTTTTGAAAGTGTACAAGTTGAAATACCTTATGAAACTGGTATGAGCCCATATAGTGGACTAACTGAATTCTTTGAAGCAAAAGATATTCTAAAGAAAAGTGGTAATAGTCTAGAATATATTAGTCCAGTTACTGGTGAAGTAGTTAAAATGTTCCGTAAACCTTGGAATGCAAACAAAGATGGTGCATTAGATAAGGTTATGATGGAGTTTGGTTCATTACCAGAAGAAGTGCAGGATGCAAATCCTGATGAGGTTCCTGATATAATGGTTGAAGAGGTAGAAGTAGATGAATCTTAATGACAGTGACCTAGAGTTTATTTTACAACTATATGACGTAGGATATTCGTTTATGGCTGATAAGGCTAAAATGGATTATGCAGAAACCTTTGTATATAAACTTGTAGATTATGGATTCGACGTAAAGTCTAATGCAGTTGAAATAGGAGAACATGATGAATACTTGGATAAAGCAGTTGATACTGTTTTGGAAGAGGATGAAAGTGAACCTGAAGACGAATGGCTGGATGAAGAATTCGATACAGAATGGGATGAATAAATCTCATGAGTAAATGGTATAGACGAGTAACGTCAAATATGAGTGATATCGTGGAAGCGATATCACATTTTGAGAAAGAAATAGATGAAGCGAAGTATGAATGTGGAATGAAAGGTAACCTCGAAAAACAGAGCCGTGACATGCCTGGTATCGTTGAGCACCGTTTTAACCAACTTCAAGAAGTAGAAGCTATACTCGAATACCTCAATACTGAAATGCGAAAAACTCGCAGTAAAATTTTCCGTAAGTTTCTAGAGTCTTATAATAGGGCACTCAGTTCTAGAGACGCAGAAAAATTCGTTGATGGAGAAGAGGACGTAATATCGCTTCAATACCTCATCAACGATTTCAGTCTAGTTCGCAATAGGTTTATCGGTGTTATTAAAGCTCTGGAGGCAAAACAGTTCCAGATTAATAATATCGTTAAACTTAGGGCGGCGGGACTAGAGGATATTTCTTTATAAAAAAACACTTGACACACTGGCTAATTGTGCTATTATAGTAATATAGGACAAACAAGCTAATAGGACAGTGAAAATGGCTAAAAAATCTAAAATTATCAGCGGATACAATCCACAAGAAGTACTTGCTCTAGGAGTACAAACCTACAATGCACAGGGCTTCGTTCGTAGTGGCGATGGGTATATTAAAGTAGACCCAAATACAGGTGAGAAATCAACCGAAGTCAAGGATAACAAATCGCTTATTCTTGATCTAATCGCTGATAACACCCGCCCTTCCCCAGAAGATATGCAAGAAGCACAAGTTATCATGGACAAGTTCAGTGGTAAATTTATGTTGAAAAAACTACAAGGTAGTTTAACTCGCTTTGAAACCAGTGTAAGTGAGGCGTTCACTAATGATCTTACTAACTTTACTGTTGCAGTTATTGCCAGTATTCCTCATATGAATGTTATTGACAAAGTAAGACAAACTATTACAGATAAAATTGAAGAGTTACGTTTTAAAAGTGATTACTTTGGTGATGTCCGTACACGTTATGATCTTTCAGTAGAGATTATTGATGTAAAGTTTATTCAAACATCAGGTGTATACATGATCACTAGTGTATATAATGACACAGATATTATTAAGTTTTGGTGGAGAGATCAGCCAGATATCAGTGATATTATTAACGGTAAAACTGTTACTATTCGTGGAACAGTTCTCAAACATGAGAATAGTAAGTATTCCAAAGCAAAAGAAACAATGTTAAATCGTGTTAAAATTATGGGAGAGCTAAAATAATGAAATGGGACGAACCAGAGGTTATGACTGTAACATGTACAGATAACGATAAGACTGCTGAAGTTACTATTATCCGTAAATCACACGATATCATTCGTGCAGAACTACAAGGCATACCATTAAACTTTAAGAAATATAAGCCAGGCGTATATATTGCTAATATGAGTGGTATGGAATTTGTCCTTAAAACAAAATAAATTTCAAAAGATTTATAAGCATTTGATATTGCTGAATAAAAGAGTCAACTCTTTTCTTGACAGTAAGGCATATCGGTGTTATAATCTTTATATAATTAGATATTAAACACAAACAGGAGTTTGAATTGAGAACAATGGCACTTAAGACTAACCGCAAGTCTAAAAAAGCGGACTCTATTATTAGTGTAGTTAACGATGCAGTTGATAATCCTAACGAAACAGATGACCAGATTATTGAAAGACTTCGTACAAGATTTGAGATACTTGATGATATGACACAGGCCTCAATAGATGGTGTTGTTAGAGGTATGGTAGTAACAGGCCCTCCAGGCGTAGGTAAATCATTTGGTGTAGAAGCACAATTAGAAAAGAACAGTTTGTTCGATAAGATTGCAGGCAACAAGTTACGTTTTGAAGTTGTTAAAGGCGCCAGTAGTGCAATTGGCTTGTATAAGACACTATACCAAAATGCAGACAAGAACAATGTACTAGTATTAGATGATTGTGATACAGTATTGTATGACGAGACAAGTCTTAACCTACTTAAGGCGGCACTAGATTCCAGTAAGAAACGTAAACTTAATTGGAATACAGATAGTTCATTGTTAAGACGTGAAGGTATTCCAGACTGTTTTGAATTTAAGGGTTCAGTTATTTTTATTACTAACCTAAAGTTTGATAAGGTACGTGGTAAAATTAAAGACCACTTGGATGCTATTATGTCACGTTGTCACTACTTAGACTTAACTATGGATACAACTCGTGAAAAGGTTCTACGTTGTAAGCAGATTGTTAAAGATGGTATGCTTAATGAATACGAATTTGACAAGGCAACTGAGGATCAAGTTGTAAACTTTATGATTGACCAGAAGGATAAAATGAGAGAGATCTCACTCCGTATGGTAACCAAGATTGCAGACCTTCGTAAAGCAATGCCAGAGAAATGGCAAGCAGTAGCTGAAGTTACTTGTATGCGAAGGATGTGATAAACCCCCCAACTATGAGCCTGGCATTCATTTGCCAGGCTCTTTTTATATCTTGACAAACAAACTAGATCGTGTATAATAGTATTATGAGTTGTAAAATAATCCTAAAAGATGAGGTAAATTGTAAGATCGAAGGCTTAGATCTCGATACTCGAAAGAAGATTGAGAAGAAGCTGAAGTTCTTTATGCCCTATGCATACCATGTACCAGCATATAAGTTGGGCAGATGGGATGGTTGTATTAGTTTCTTTACTATTGGTGGAGTAACATACAGTAATCTGTTGGATGATATACTTCCAATTATCATTGCAGATGGTTATGAAGTAAATGTAGAAGATCACAGATCACAAATAAAGTTAGAGTTTGATATTGTTGATGAGACTACATTCCAACATAAGAGCTGGCCTGAAGGTCATGTCATGGAAGGGCAACCAGTAACACTTCGTGATTATCAGATTGAGATTGTAAACAAGTTCTTAGAAACTCCACAATGTCTACAGGAGATTGCCACAGGAGCAGGTAAAACACTTATCACAGCCGCTCTTAGTTCAAAGGTAGAAGAGTATGGGCGTTCAATTGTTATTGTGCCTAACAAAGACCTAGTAACACAGACGTATGCAGACTATAAAAACTTAGGTTTAGATGTTGGAGTATACTATGGTGATAAGAAAGAATATGGTAAAACACATACTATCTGTACATGGCAGAGTTTAAATAGTATTAAGAAGCAATTTCGTGATGCAAAGACAGACTTTAGTCTACAGGACTTTAGTGAAGATGTAACATGTGTTATAGTAGATGAGGTTCATCAGGCTAAAGCAGAAGTACTTAAAGAGCTACTAACAAAAGATTTTGCACATATTCCTATGAGATGGGGATTAACTGGTACTATTCCAAAAGCAGATCATGAAAAGATTGCACTAAAAGCCTGTCTAGGTGAGGTAGTTAATAAACTTGCTACTGAAACACTACAAGAAGCTGGCGTACTTAGTAACTGTCATGTGAACGTAATGCAGTTAGAAGAAACTGTTGAATACAATAACTATCAAAGCGAACTAACATATTTAACCAGCGATAAAAAACGTATGGAATATATAAGTAAGTTGCTGGAATCTATAGGAGAGAGTGGTAACACACTTATATTAGTTGATAGAATTAAAGCAGGTAACCTAATAGTGGATAATATCCCAGGTGCTAGTTTTGTTAGTGGTAGTATGAAAAGTGCTACTCGTAAAGAACATTATGATGAAATTAATACTGAGGATAAACAAATCCTCGTAGCAACGTATGGTGTGGCGGCCGTAGGTATTAATATCCCTAGAATCTTTAACTTAGTTCTAATTGAACCGGGTAAAAGTTTTGTAAGAGTTATACAGAGTATTGGACGTGGCGTTCGTAGAGCCAACGACAAAGACTTTGTACAGATATGGGATATAACAAGCACGGCTAAGTTCTCAAAAAGACATTTGAGAGAAAGAAAGAACTTCTATAAAGAAGCCAACTACCCATTTACAATAGAAAAAGTTAGATACAAATGAAAATATTAACAGTAGAAAATAAAATATATGATTTAGATGAGATACCGGATCAAGTAGATGATCTACGTTATGGAATCTTAGATTACAGTGATCCAAAGAATGTGGACTATTATTTTGTCCCACTAGTATTCCTGGAAAGTTTTTATAGTCCAGCCGCAGTAGTGCAAATTGGAGACAAACAAATTAGTGTTCCATTAGATTGGAGTGTAGTTATCTGTGATCGTGAAGTTGGAGAGCCTGAAGTATTAAATCTAATGAGTCTAAACGACAGAGGATTTAGTGCTTTTGCATTTAATCCAGTCAATGGATTTAAAGCAGAATATCTTGATATTCAAATAACAAATGTATATACAGATATTAAATGGTATGCTCCTAAACTTAAATTTGGACACCTATTATGTGTTCCAGTATCAGACGAACCCAATCCACTATGTTGTCTGTTTGTAAAAGAATCAAGTAAGATTCCTGAAGTACTTGATATTAATGTGATGTGGTAATGAGTAAAATTACAGAATATGCTGAGGAATTTAGTTTCTTAGATGATGAAGACAGATTAATGCATCTTATTGATTTGGCAAAGCGACCAGGTAGCTTACCAAAAGAACTAAGATCAGACAACAACCTTGTAAATGGTTGTATGAGTCAAATTTGGGTAGATGTAGGTTTACAAGATCAAATTGTTAGTGTATACTATGATAGTGATGCAATGATTACAAAAGGTATTACCAGTGTTGTAGCAGATTGTTTTACAGGACTAGATCTTGCAGACGCAAAGTTACTTACAAAGTCTGACTTTGAAGAATTAGGCATAAAAGAATTGCTATCTGCACAAAGACGTAATGGCTTAGGTAGTCTAATAGATACTATAAGCAAAAGGGTACATAAGTTATGAACGCAAAATTAACAATTAAAGAAGAGATGCGTTCTATTGATGTTAAGGATAGAACTTGGTATAAAAGTCTAACTGACGAAGAGAAGAAGAAGGTTGGTATATGGGTATTGATGCGATATGCAAGTAGTGTTAAACACGGCATTAAAGACTTCGAGGAACATTATCTTGAATGGACTAATGAGCTTGTTAATGTACACTTCAATACACTAAGACATCATCCAGAGCTACAATACCAGTTACTACAAGCAGTAGGGTTAGGTAAGATACAGTATCATCCATGGATTGCTCCAGGCAAAAAAGGTACTGATAAGCCGTTGTTTAAGTTTTTTAAAGACAAACACCCTGAATATAATGATGATGAACTTGCCATATTCCTATTACAATATGACAAAGATGAGATCACAGATATACTAGAGCAGTATGGATTAGAGAAAAAAGATATTAAAAAGTTATTAAAGTAATGTTTAAATGTGAGTACTGTAACAAGACTTTTAAAAGAGAAGGCACTCTTGCAGTACATGTCTGTGAGCCTAAACGTAGGTTTCAACAAAAAGACAGTAAGCATGTACAACTAGCATTCCGTAGTTATCAGTTATTCTATAGGATAGGAACCAACAGTAAAAAAGAAAAGTCATATGAGGATTTTTCAGGTAGTCAATACTATACTGCATTTGTAAAGTTTGGTAGTTATTGTATTGATCTTAAGATAGATGATGTGCCAGTATACACAAAATGGTTACTAAAAAACAATATTGCTATTGATAGATGGTGTAGTGATAGAAACTTTAATACATGGATTAAAGAAAGACTTAAAAGTGAAAGTTGTGATAGAGCAGTAGAACGTACTATACTCTTTATGCAGGATTGGGGAGAAGATAATGCTAACGAATGGAATAATTATTTTGACGCAGTACCGAGTAATCTGGCAGTATTCCATATATGCAGTGGAAAAATTAGTCCGTGGGTATTATATGCGAGTAACAGGGCTCAATCATTACTTGATCGCCTTAATGAAGAACAAATTAAAATGATCATTGAATACATAGACCCACATGTATGGCAAATTAAAATGAAAAGGTTTGAGAAAGACTTTGATTGGGTAAAACAATTGTTAAAAAAGGCACACTTATCATGAACAACCACTTTATTTTCGATGTAGACGGAACACTAACACCAAGTAGAGGAGAGATCAATCTAGGATTTAAGCAGTTTCTAATAGAGTTTGCAATGAGAAATAAAGTCTATCTAGTAACAGGTAGTGATAAACCAAAGACAGTTGAACAGATAGGCAAAGACTTATACGACAGATGTCATACTGTATATAATTGTAGTGGTAATGATGTATGGCAACGTGATAAAAACATATTTACAAATACTTGGAAACTGTCTAGACCGGCAAAGAAGTGGCTACAGGAACAATTAGATGCAAGTAATTTTGAATTGAGAACTGGATTACATTTTGAGCATAGAACAGGCATGGTAAACTTTAGTATAGTTGGACGTAATGCTACAATAGAAGAACGTGCTGAATATGTAAAGTGGGATAACAAAAAGAATGAGCGTAACACAATAGCAAAGGCATTTAATGCCAAGTTTAAAAAACTAAAAGCACAGCCTGGCGGTGAAACTGGTATTGATATATATCCAAAAAACTGTGATAAAAGTCAGATAGTTCGTGACTTTACATATGATGATGTGTTATACTTTATGGGAGATAGAATGGATCCAGATGGAAATGATTATCCATTAGCACAGGAAATAGATAAAGGTGCAGCCATTGAAGTAACTGGTTGGAAAGATGCATACGACAAACTACTGATGTTAAGAGTGTTAGGAATAGCTAGATGATTGTAAATACAGATATTGATATTGATGTAGCCAATAGAAATAAACTATTGACTATGATTAAGAATACTCCTGGAATGATTGCAAGGGACGGAAAACAAGTTAAGCACAATACAGGTGTTTACTTTCATGAAGTACCCACAAATCCATTTACAGACTTGTGTACAATAGATCATAAGGACGCAGAAAATCTAGGTTACTTTAAGATTGATGTACTTAATGTGAATATATATGAGGGAATTGAAAGTAAACAGGAACTAGATAAACTTCTAGATATGCCTGTGCAATGGGATCTACTGAATCACCAAGAGATAGTAAAGCAATGCTTTCATATACATAATCACTTTGAGGTAGTGAAACGTATGCAACCCAAAAGTCTTGAACAGTTGGCGGCAGTACTTGCAATTATCCGTCCTGCTAAGAGACATCTAGTTGGTAAAGACTGGAACACAGTTTTTAGTAGTGTATGGATTAAGCCAACAGACGACTCTTACTTCTTCAAGAAGGCTCATGCACACGCCTATGCAATGGCAATTATTTTACAACTGAATAAGTTAGTTAGAGACTCTTCTTCACAAGACTAATGCTTCGTCTTTTAATACGTTTAGTAATTGAGTTACTTAAACGTACTTCGGGACCAGTAATAATCTCCATCTGTTTAACATTAAAACTTTGACTACAATAATTAAATGGCCACCTATTTAAAAGTGCAATGTTAATTGGCAATCGACGATTTGTCTCCCACCACCATTCTTCACCAAGCTCTAAGAATAAAGACTTCTCTTCTCTGCCTTTAAGACGTTCGTAGACATACATACTCGCTATTTGAGTATCTATATTCTGCATAATTCCGATATATTCGTTTCCGGCATAGGATATGACAGTCAGGAATGGATATTCCTCTAAAAATTCTTGATACTTTGTTATCATTGTACTTCTATTTAGCAAGTAAATTTTTAGGCCAGAGAGCATAAATACTTATATACAAGGAACATTAGATGAGCAATTACAGTACTAGTTATAACATAAGCCAGACGGGCGATTTGTATACACTACAGGATCACGGAACTTCTACAGGGCAAAGCCAGTATAATAGTAGTCGTGGAACTACAGTTAACAGTCCTCTGAACTATAGGAAGTTAGAAGCATTCAAAGGTTTAGATAACGAGTTTTGGTTCTACGTTAAGAATCAAGATAGAAAACCTATTATGCTTAATAACCTAACAATTAATGCTAGTTTAATATTCAGAGAGAATAAGAATACTATTGTGGCAAAAGCATGTACTATTACAGACTATGATTTAGGCACATGTAAACTTGTATTGAAAAGCAGTGATATTGCTGATGCAATTTCAGGATTATATGATCTTGTATTAACGTACACAAATAACGAAGGTTTAGTACTTCCACTCTTTGCTGATACTAACATGCGACCTACACTAACTGTTGAAATTAGTGAAGATGCATTTAGTGTTCCACTTACTACACAAACAACCACAACATGGTTATATGACGGCACAACTAATAATATTGGTGAAAAACTAAACGGGCCTAAGCACTATCAAAAAGTACAAGGTCTAATTACGTTTGCTGTCTATTGCACAGGTTACACTGGCAAGTTCTACTTACAGGGTTCAACAAGTCCCTATCCAGATGACTCAGACTGGTTTGATTTAGAACTAGGTGCGGCAACCGATTTCTACCAATTCAATGCATTTACTGGCATTGAACCTTTTACAGTCACATCAAACTTATATTATGTAAGATTTAATTGGCAAAAGACTGGAGCAACTGGAACGGTTGACAAAGTTGTAATAAGGCTGTAGTATATATGTATGAGCTTAATAACAAACTACGTTAAATCTATTCTCCCTGTCGGCTGGACTAGTTCCCCATCAGGCTGGACTCATGGAAATTGTCCCATGTGTGTGGTTAATGGTGAATCAAGGCCTGATATAAAAGGTAGAGGTGGATTTCGCTTTGAGGACGACAAGTTTAGTTATAACTGTTTTAACTGTGGTTATAAGACTGGCTGGAGTCCTGGCAAAGGTATCAGTAATAAAGTTAAAAGACTACTATTACGGTTTGGTGCTGATGAGAGTGATGTACAGAGACTACAACTAGAGTTATTAAGAGAAGAAGATGTTGCTACTATCCTACTGAGGAAAGAAGCAAGGAATACTCCTATTGTAATTGATTGGGAAGAAATGGCATTGCCTGAAGGTGCCCAACCAATTAATAATTACAAAGGTGAAGTACATTTAGACTTTATAAAAGCAGTAGAGTATATACATAGTCGTGGATTTAATATTGATGATGATAGATTTATGTATAGTCCGGCTTCGGCTCCGGGTAGAATGAAGAGTCGCTTTATAATTCCGTTTCATTATAAAGGTAAGGTTGTAGGTTATACTGCACGTTGGATTGGCAAGCCACCTGAAGGAATGCCTAAGTATTATAATCAGCAACCTAAGAATAACTTTATATACGGATTAGATAGACAAACAAAAGATAAAAACATTGTCATTGTTACTGAAGGTCCATTAGATGCTATTGTAACTGATGGTATTGCTATTGGAAGCAATAGTATAAATGATGATCAGGCCAATATTATTGACAACTTACAGAAGCGTGTTATACTATTGGCAGATAAAGATTTTGCAGGAATTAAGGCAGTTAACACGGCAATCGAAAGAGGTTGGAGTGTTAGTTTTCCTGAATGGACTGATTGTAAGGACGCCGGAGATGCTCTGGAACGATATGGTAGATTGTTCACAGTTCGTAGTATCCTAGACGGTGCTATAAGCAATCCAACTAAGATAAAACTACTGGCACAGAAATATTGTAAGTGAGGGAAATATGAACACAGAACACAAAGACTATGGATTAGAGGTACAGAAACTATTTGTAGAATTCCTAGCACAGGATCAAGACTTATTTGTCCGTGTTAATAACATTATGAGTCCAGAGTATTTTGATAGAACACTTAGAAAGAGTGTTGAGTTTATACAAGAACATGCTAATGAATATGGTGCTTTGCCTAAACGTGAACAAATAATTGCAACAACAGGATTAGAACTTGCAGGTATCCCTGATGTAGATGATAGACATAAAGAATGGTTTGCAGATGAGTTTGAAAACTTCTGTAAACAAAAAGCTCTTGAAGGTGCTATCCTAAAGAGTACTGACTTATTGGAAAAGGGTGAGTTTGGTGCTGTCGAGAAACTTGTTAAAGATGCAGTACAGGTTGGACTTGCTAAACACATGGGTACTAATTATTGGGAATCGCCTAGTGAACGTATTGAAAGAGTACGACAAGCACGTGGTGGCACAAGCACAGGCTGGAAAGCAATAGATCATAAACTATATGGTGGCTTTAACAGAGGTGAACTAAACATATTTGCGGCGGCTAGTGGTGGAGGTAAAAGTTTATTCCTACAAAATTTAGCATTGAACTGGGCATTAGAAGGACATAATGTTATCTATATTAGTTTAGAGCTTAGTGAAGAACTATGTAGTATGCGTCTTGATAGTATGATTACTGGTATGAATACAAAAGAAGTGTTCCGTAATGTTAGTGATGTAGATTTAAAAGTTCGTATGGCAGGTAAGAAAGCTGGAGTACTACAAATTGTACAGTTACCCAGTGGTATTACTGTTAATGATCTAAACAGTTATATGAAAGAGTTTGAGGTTAAGAACAACATTAGGATTGATGCAATGTTAGTTGACTATTTGGATCTAATGATGCCAGCACAACGTAAGGTTCCGCCTAGCGACTTGTTTATTAAGGACAAGTTTGTAAGTGAGGAATTGCGTAACTTTGCTGTCGAGCATCAGCTACTGTTCGGAACTGCCTCACAGTTGAATCGTAGTGCAGTTGAAGAAGTAGAGTTTGATCATTCGCATATTAGTGGTGGTTTAAGTAAAATCCAGACAGCAGACAATGTTATTGGTATCTTTACTAGTAATGCAATGAGAGAACGTGGTAGATATCAAGTACAGTTTATGAAGACTCGTAGTAGTGCTGGTGTGGGACAAAAGGTTGATCTAAACTTTGATGTAGAGGGTTTAAGGATTACAGACTTAGATGATGATGAGGCTGATGCAAATCCGGTGAACAATACAAGTGCAATACACGATAAACTTAAAAGACAATCCCAACTAAAAGGACATGATAACAATTTGTCGGAAAATATGGCAGTTGAAAAAGCAGTAGGCAATGTGGATAGGATGAGAAGTATCCTTAAAAAGCAAGACTAAAGTATCATTAATAGCTAAATACACATAGTAAGGAAACTAGTCATGAAAAAACGTACAAGATCATTATTAGAAGAAATTAATAGTATTGCTCCTAGTAGACACAAAACTAATCTACTCGAGAGTAGAGGTGTTAATGCAATTAGTAGTATCATTCATCTATTGGAAATGATTGATCAGCAGTATGATTCAGAAGTAGCTACCGACCTCCATAAACGTGTAATGTTAAGCATTAAGAACAGAGATGCTGATAGGTTTATGCGAGGAATTAAAAAGATTAGAGATTAAAGTATGAAGATAGAAGACATCTTAGCAGGTTCAAAAAAGAGACGTAGCCGTAATAGTAGAATGCAACGTTTAATTCAGCCTGATAACCTATACCGTGTGGAACCAAAAAAATTATCAGAGGCAGCTCGTATTCAACACGTTGAAGATTTAATTCTTTGGGACGGCAGTGAAGGAGCAAAACGTAGTTTAATGACTCTGCGTAAAATGGAATCAAGTCCTGGTGATGCAACTATTAAATGGGACGGTTCTCCAGCAGTTATATTTGGGCGTAATGAAGCAGGTGAGTTTATACTTACAGATAAAAGTGGCTTCGGTGCTACAACATATAATGGTAGGGTAACAAGTGCAGATCAGTTAGCTAGTATGTTTCTTAATAGAAAACAAAAACCAGATGCAACTGCAAAAGATATCCAAGGCAGAAAAGATTTTGCAGAACGTATGAGAAATGTATGGAGTGAATTTGAAAATGCCACTCCTGCAGACTATAGAGGCTTTGTACATGGTGATCTGTTGTATTATACAACTCCACCAATGGAAAAAGGACGCTTAGTGTTCGCACCTAATACTACAAAGTATAGTGTAGACCCTAACAGTAGAATTGGACAACAAATTTCAGACTCAACCGCTGGTGTTGTACTACATGCTTATATTGATTTAGATGGTAATACAGGCAAAGTAGATGCAACTAAGTTTATTAGTAGTGGGTTACTAGTAGTTCCACCAGTAGTAGTTACACACCCTGCACAAATAGATGCGGCGGGATTAGATCAGCTGGAATCATTTGTTAGTAGTAATTCAAATCAAATTGATGCAATGTTTGACGTTCCAGCAGAATTACAAATGAAGAACTTTAGTAATATGCTATATGATTATATTAACAATCAAACAAAAGCAGGCACACTAGATGGCTTAGGCGGAAACTTTATACAATGGGTAGAAGGTAATGCAAAAATTAGTGCTAAGAAGAAGAGCAGATTGTTGGAGTACATACAACAACATGAAAAGGCTTTCCTAGCAGTATTCAAAATTATTAGTGATGTTATGAAAGTAAAGAATGATATTATTGATCAACTAGATCAACAACCAGCAGACATTACAGCAACAACTGATGGAAGAGCTGGTGGTGAAGGTTATGTAGTGGGCGGCGATGTTAAATTAGTTAATCGTAAAAACTTCTCACAAGCAAATATGGCGAGGACCCGTTAATGCAAAAGAAATATACACCAATGGAATGGAGTTTAATGGAAGGTGGACATAGTTTACCTGAGAAAGAACAAACATTCATTCAATCACTTGGCGAAGCTCGTATGTTTCGTGGTAGAGACCAGATAGCTGGTCAAGGTGCTAGAAGTGTTAGCGATCATACATTTGTAAGTCTAATGAGCTTATATGCTATGAGTCAAGACTATGACTATGCTCCTGTAGCCAAAGAGTATGCAAAAAGAACTCGTGCATTAGGTAATTTTAATAACCCAAGTCCAGGTGGTACTGATTTGTACCAAACAATATACAGTCTACAACGTCCAAACTTAATGCCAGGTGATAAGAGTCAACTATTAATGAATAAGGTAAATGTAGACACGCCAAGAATTAAAAGATTCCTAGATAAGATTAGAAATGGTACTGCTTCTAATTCAGATGCACAGCAGTTCTTCTTTAAACTTGAAAGAGATCTCAAGATACAAGATCCAAAGCTAAAAGCGGCTAGACGTCTAGTACAAAATTGGGATAACCTAGGAACACAACAAAGACAGTTAGTCGGATCACAACTTATGAGATACTATACATTGTCTGCTAGACGAAGTGATCTAATGCCATTGTTTGCCAAGTATTCAAAAGATGCTAACCTAAACTTAGATAAAGAAGAAAAGAAATCTATTGCACAAAGAGTGGCAAGGGGTGCAGGACTATTTGCAGCCGGCTATGCATTGAGCAAAATAGCTAAAGGCTAATATGACACAAAAGATTCACGGTACTAGACGACCCGGAGAAGTACTTTCCGGTGATATTAATTTTCTAATTGCATACACTATAGTAGACATAACTGATTCTGGCGACAGTAATCCCAAAGGTAATAGTAAAACTTACCGACAATCCCAAAACACAAATACCTTAATACAAGTTCTAAGTATGAGAACACAGTTAGTATTATCAAGTATTACTAAATTAGAAACACAGGACCTAGCTGATTACGACTTTGGTAGTGATTATACAGGTACAGGTACAGTCTGGCAACTAAAATTTGCTAGTGAACATGATGCAGTATGGCAACGTGAGGGTAATCCTGTATACTGGGCAACCAATGACTGTAATGGTGTTCCTGTTAACAATAGTTTAGACGAAACACATAATACGATTGATTACTTTGAGACAGCAGATGCACAAAGTAAAAATTTGTACTTTACTTCCAGTACTTTTTTATAAATACATATAACGTACAAGAAGTACTTAATTTGAAAATCAGCTCTTTAAGAGACTAGATTGCGGAATTAAACTATGGCAATGCAACAGTCAAGACTAGAGCGTGAAAATCTCGAGGCCCATGTAGATTTATGTGCAGAGAGATACCGCGTAATGGAAGAAAAATTAGACAACTTAGACAAAAGATTTGATCGCCTAGAAGAGGCATTGAATAAGATAAGTGAAAAACAAGCGTCAGACAAAGCAGGTGGTAATAAACTTATTATTGGTGCGGCGGCAACAGTTATTGCAGGATTGTTATCAACAGTAGTTTTATTATTGTTGAATCTTCCGGGATTGGGTGGTTAAATGTTTTTCAATGAGGCTTACAATACTGTAGTTAGTGAAGCAAAACTTGTCTTTGCAAAACGAGGTAATTCAGTCGTTAAGAAATTTCGTTGTACAGTAGGTAAACGTAAAGGAAGAGTTGTAAGCTCTCCAGCACAATGTAGTGCTCCTATAGATTTAAAGAAGAGATTTACTCTTAAGAAAACAAAAGCTAGTAAGGGTGCTAGAATGACAAAGAAAGCACAAAGAACAAAACGTATTAATCCTGCTAGTAAGATTGTAAAGCAACTTAATAAGGCAAGAAGATAATGGAACAAAAAGTAACAGAAGGTGATGTTCAAGCAGGTATAGAATTTATATATCATATGCGAGAACATATAGTAGATGTAGGCATAGCAACAGTCTACCTATTCGTATGTTATGGATTGTATCTATATTTAAAAAAGGTGATAAAGTAATGGATGTAAAAGGCAACAGTATTATTGATACAGTAATTGAATATGCTAATGTAAAGTTTGGAGTTGAACTGGACATGGAAGAAGTTAGTAAACAACTTAAGAACATGAACTATCGTAACACATTAAACCTAGTAGATGCAATTAAATCAGAGAATGATGAAATGTTTAGTAATAACATAGATATGAGTGTAACAAATGAATCAGCCGTTGATGACGACAGTCTAAAAGGTTTCGATCCTAAGACACAATATGCTATTAAGAGACTACAAGCCAAATATCCACACAGTGAAGACTTAATAAGTGCTCTACTTGCCGATGTAGAAAAGAATGAATTAGATGGTGATACGGCAGACGAACAGAATAAAAAACATTTACATGATTTAGAGAAAAGATTAGTTGATGTAATTAAAAAGAACCAATTGAAAGAAGTAGATATTGAAGAAGCTGGTTATGGAACTGGTGGAGCACAAAGTAACGCCAGTATACAAAACGCCAATAAGAAAAGTAACGTAGCAAATCGTAGAGCAAACAATATGAATCAAGATCAGGTAAGAGCTGGTACAAACAAAACTGGCGGAACAATACCAGGTGGAAATAAACAACCTACAGGTACTGGCGGCGGACAAGGCGGAGCCGGTGTTGCTGATCCTGATGATATTGAAAGAGCTGACAACCAAGCAAATATTGATAGTAATTCACAACGATTACAGAATCAAGACGCAGAGATACAAAGACTTAAATCCTTAGCAGGTGTAAAATAAAATGAAAATGGTAGAGAGCCCTGGTGGCATCAATATTATAATCAGTAATTTAGAAAACAAGGTACTGGAATGTATGACTGAAGAAGTATGCAAAGCAGACCTAAGTGAAAGAGATCAAGACGTTGCACAATCCCTAGTAAACAAAGGTGTGGCAATGAAAGTACGTCGTGAAGGTAAAACCTATTTTAGTAAAGCCAGAGGAAGTTTATAATGTCAATAGAATCACGAGAGATGAAAGCCATCTTACAAAAATTGCAGGACGCTGAAAACGGCCAACCTGCCAAACTATCTGAATCAGCTTCAGAAGTAAAGGCACACGTTACATCAAATCCCAACAGTCAAGAGATGTTTAATATCCTTAAAAAATTAGAAGATGCCACAACCAATGTAGCAAAAACAATTAATGAAGATAGAAACACAGACGAAATAACAGCAGTAGGGATTGCTAATAGAAATAATAATATCACAATGGGTGGATACAACGTTATAATGGAAAAACGCCATTTAGTTGAAAACTTTCAGAAAACATTTTACGATATTAGTGATGCTGACGGCAATATTCTTTATAGAGATATTAGTTTATTTGAAACAGCAATGTCGATTCTTAAAAACTTAGTAACAGAAAATACAAATAAAATTAAAAAGATTGTAGATTTGGATTCCAGATATAATAGTTACTTAACTGAAGCGGCAACACACAAGCATCGTGGTAAAATGATTAAAGAATCTTATAAGAAAGATGTTTATTCTGCAAAGCAAAGTGCGGCAATGAGCAAGGCTAGTGGTATTAAGAAACAGATTAAGTCCTTAATTTAATCTGCAATTAAATTCACAAAAGCATAAATACATTATATACAATTAAAGCGAGGTATACCATGATTTTAAACGATTTACAAGAAAAAAAGTTTGCAAAACTTCACCGTACGCTAACAGAGGTTTTCAATATTGATTTCAATTTTGAAATGCCACTTGAGAAGATTGAAAAGGTAGCAAAAGTTACTGAATCAAGACTTGAGGAACTGCGTAGCAATGGTGCAGATGCATCTAATAAAAACTTCCAAAAACTTATGCTAATTGCAGAGGGATTGAAGCTAGTAGTTACTGAAGTAGCACCAGCTAGACAAGACAAAAAGATTAAGATTAAAGAATCAGCAGATTTAGATCAAGCAGAAGTATTACTGGCGGCAAAGCAAGTAGCTGATGATCTACAAAAAATGGCTGAGAACTTAGCAAGTATGCAAGTTGAAGACCTAATGTCAATTACTAATGCAATGAAGGAAGAAATCGGACTTGCAGAAGCAGAAGCCTTTAATATGGCGGCTGAGGCAGCAATTGGTGGAGCTCTAGAAGCAGTTAAATCAGCAAATGATGGTGTTAACAATGCTCTTATGGTTGCACAAGGCCAAGCACCAGCAGACGATATGGCAATGGACATGGGTATGGATCCAGAAGCTCCAGCAGAAGACCCAATGCCAGACATGGAAGCACCAGAAATGGACGCACCAGAAGATGAGTTTGGTGGAGCCGATGCTGCTGACGCAATGGCAGATGACACTGGTCGTGAAATGAAAGAAGATGCATATTTAAAAGCATTGAAACTTGTTAAAGAAGCACAAGCTGACGGCAAGGTTAGTAAGGAAGTTCTTAAACAAGCATTCGCAGTAATGAGAAAGTAATATGCGACTAGCGGATCTTATCAGGGAAAATGCAACAAGTAAAGATGCAGTACTGGATCTCTTAACGGCTATGGCTGGTGAGGGATTGGATAGTATTCCTCTTGAAACACTTTCAGATGAATTATCCCATCAGGGAATTGATTTAGATGAAAATGCCCTTTTTGATTTATTAGGTAGTCTCGCAATTGTAAGGAACATCAAAGACGGTGTTGCCTTTTTCAATACTGATAGTGATCAGAGTCATAATGCAACTGATCTACCGGATCCAGGAGTACAGAAGAACCAAGTTAAGAAACTTGCTAAGAAACAAGTAGACAAAGAGATGAAAAAATGAGTGTAGGATTAAACGCATCACAGGCAAGATCAAAGAGTCGTGAAGACATTACAATCTATAATGAGGTTTCGACTATCATGTTAGCAGTAATTACGGCAAGTGCCGCAGGTGAATTCGTTGCTTACATAGACGATAAAACAACAATGACAGAATCCTCACCAACTGAAGTAGTAACAGGATCAATAGCAAACCCTACTATTAGTGTTAGTGATTCAATTATACTCGGATCAACTACTGTAGTACTTGGAACAACAGGTACTAGTTTAAACGCCGTTATTGCTGATATTAATGATGCAGGAATAACTGGTGTTGTAGCAAGTAAAAATGCGTCTAACAATCTAGTACTAACGTTTACTGGACAACCTAGTGTAACATGGACTTATGAGATTGGAGCAGGAACGGCAAATACAGCTCTTGGATTAACAACAGGTGTTGCAAATATTACTACTCCAACAAGCGTAAATTACTTTCAAACTTGGCAAGGCACAAGAACAAATAGAGGCGAAAGTCAACAGATGGATCAAGTAATTAAACACTTCCAAAACATGGGTTTTAAGATTGAACGTACTACTAATACAACCTCACAAAACACATATCAGTGGAATCTTTACTGGTAATTTCAAAATAACTCTTGACAACAACAACTAAAGGCTATACTATATGAGTATGGTAAAAATAAAATCTCCCTACGATTATAAAGAGCTACAACGTACAGAAGTGGACGGCAAACGTCTATATATAAATCCTTATGGAGATCCTGTACCAAGTGTCACAACAATATTAAGTGCTACACAACCTGCTGAAAAACGAAAAGCCCTAGCGAATTGGCGTAAACGTGTTGGTACAACTGAAGCACAACGTATTACTACAACTGCCGCTAATCGTGGAACAGTTATGCACAATATATTAGAACATTGGGCATTAGGTAAATACGAAACATATAACCCTGGTAACAATATTGTACATCAACAAGCAAAAGCAATGGCACAAGTTGTAGTTGAAAATATTGAAAATGATGTTGAAGAAATATGGGGAACAGAAGTAAATTTAGTAGCAAAAGAACTATATGCTGGTACTACTGACTTGGTTGGTATGTATAAAGGTAAGCCTACTATCATGGACTTTAAACAAACTAACAAGCCTAAGAAGCGTGAATGGATTGATGATTACTTCCTCCAAGGCGCCGCTTATGCCAATGCACACAACGAGATGTTCAATACTACTATAGAAAACATAGCAATTTTTATGTGTAGTGGTGATTGCCAGTGGCAATTATTTGAAGCAAATGCTGAAGAATTTAAGATATGGGAACTAAAATGGGCTCAACGTTTACAACAGTTCTATGGTATTTGATGCTAAATACATTATACGGAGAATAAACAAATGGCAGATACTATAGCAAAAATTCAATTGAGGAAAGGCGTACTCGCTGATCTTCCTATCTTAGATAGTGGTGAAATGGGATATGCAACTGATGCCCAACGACTATTCATTGGTAACGAAACAATTACACGAACAGGCGATGGAACAACAACCGATTTTGACTTTGGTATAGACTTTGATCCATTAGTAGCTTATGCAGTCACAGAAAACGGCTCAGCAATTAATCCAGCATCAATTACTAAATTGGGTGATGCCACAACAGTTAGGATTACACCTGCTCCAGCAAATTCTAGTGCCGTTGTATTATCATATAATACAGAAGTATATACACTAAGTCCAGATGTTGGACTAGATATTCCACTAAGCAGTACGTTAACTAATCAAGCATCGGCAGTCACTGCCGGTATTACTATTGATCCGACACGTTATGATAGTGTAAATATTGAATATACATTAAAGCACACGACTCATATTAGAAAAGGTATAATTAGAATTGGTATAGCCGGAGTATCCGGTAATGTTACAATTAATGACGAACATACATCTAGTACAACTACTCTACTTGATCATACATTCTCTGGTGCTTGGTCGGGTTCTCCGGCCGTGTGGACCTTACAATATACAGCAACAGATACAACTGCAACAACATTTAGTTATGTAACTAAGAACTGGAAGTCAGTATAAACTAAAATGACAAAGAATATCTGGATGTTATCTCCAGATGACCGACTACGTGAGTGGAGGTCGTTTAGGAAGCAAGTTAGTGCCTTAGGTACTGAACAACAATTAGAATCTGTAATCGCCTGGTGGAAGATGGCACCATTAGGTACAAGGGTTATAGATATCTATAATTCAAATGATTGGCCTGATCCTTGGGAATTGATACACAAGGGTGAGTTCGACGAAAATGCCATTGCACTAGGTATGGCTTACTCTATTCAGTTATTAGAGAAGCAGACTGAACTGTGTTTACTACAAGATAGAATAGATCATTTCCTAGGATTGATTGTTTTAGTTGACAAGACGCATATACTAAACTATACTTATGGTATAGTAGAAGAAGCAACTAAAGTTCTAGATAATAGTGAAATAGTACAGAAATGGAACGTAGAAGATTTAATAAAGCACAAGTAAACTTCCCCCATCTAGTATTAAATAGAAGACGTTAAAAAACATAATAGGTAAAATAACATGACAAAAGAAATTGGCGTACTCAAACGAGATGGCTCGAAAGAAAAATTAGATTTAGAAAAGATGCATAATGTAGTATTTTATGCATGTGAGGGGATAACAGGTGTTAGTGCTAGTGAAGTAGAAATTAAAAGTCATTTACAATTTTACGATGGTATTAAATCAACAGACATACAAGAAACATTAATCAAATCCGCCGCTGATTTAATTAGCGAAGAGACTCCTGGATACCAATGGGTAGCAGGTAGACTAATTAACTATCATCTTCGTAAGAATGTATATGATAGTTTTATACCCTGGCACCTCAAGGATGTTATTACAAAAAACATTGAACTTGGTTACTATGATGCAGAGATAACAAACTCATATACAGAAGAAGAACTTAATTTAGCTGATTCATATATTAAGCACGCCAGAGATGAAAACATTGCTTATGTAGGTATGGAACAATTCAGAGGCAAGTATCTTGCACAGAATCGTGTGACTGGTGACATTTATGAAACGCCACAAATTACATACATGATGATTTCATTAGTTTTATTTGGTAACTATCCTACAGACGAACGTATGAAGTGGGTTAAAGACTACTATGATGCAGTTAGTAACTTTGATATTAGTTTGCCTACACCAGTTATGGCAGGAGTTCGTACTCCACAAAGGCAGTTTTCTTCCTGTGTTCTAATAGAAACAGATGATAGTTTAGATAGTATTAATGCAACATCAAGTGCTATTGTTAAGTATGTCTCACAGAAGGCAGGCATTGGTATTGGTGCTGGAAAGATTCGTGCTATTGGTAGTCCGATTAGACGTGGTGATGCAAGTCATACTGGTGTTATTCCATTTTATAAATTATTTCAGTCAAGTGTTAAGTCATGTAGCCAAGGTGGTGTACGTGGTGGAGCGGCAACTCTATACTATCCTATTTGGCATTTAGAAGTAGAAGACTTACTAGTACTAAAGAATAACAAAGGTACAGAAGACAACAGAGTAAGACACATGGATTATGGAGTTCAGTTTAATAAACTTATGTATGAAAGATTACTTACAAATAAAGATATAACTTTGTTCTCACCTGGTGATGTGCCAGGACTTAATGATGCATTCTTTAATGATCAAGATGAATTTAAAAGATTGTATGAAGAAGCAGAAAGTAATACAAAACTCCGCAAGAAAACAATACCAGCTGGTGCTTTATTTGGTATGTTTATGGAAGAACGTAAGAATACAGGACGCATTTACTTAATGAATGTAGATCATGCAAATACCCATAGTTCATTTGATGAAACAGTAGCACCTATTCACCAATCTAATCTATGTTGTGAGATTAATTTACCTACTAAGCCACTAAATCATATTATGGATGAAGAAGGCGAAATTAGCCTCTGTACTCTTAGTGCTATTAATTGGGGCAACATCAAGACTCCAGCAGACTTTGAAAAACCTGCGGCTCTGGCAGTTCGTGGACTTGATGCATTATTAGATTATCAAAATTATCCAGTATTGGCGGCAGAACTTAGTACAATGAAAAGACGTCCATTAGGTATTGGTATTATTAACTTTGCATACTGGTTGGCAAAAAATGATACAAGCTATCAGGATCCAAATCTAGAACTAGTAGATGAATGGTCAGAAGCATGGAGTTATTACTTAATTAAAGCAAGTGCAGACTTGGCAATAGAAAAAGGTAGTATTAGTGGCAACATGGAAACAAAATATGGTATAGGCATTACACCTAACCAAACATATAAGAAAGAAGTGGATGAGCTAGTACCTCATGTTGAAAGACAAGACTGGTCGGGTTTACGTGAACAGTTAAAAGCAACAGGTATTCGTAATAGCACATTAATGGCACTTATGCCTAGTGAAACGTCTGCACAAATTAGTAACAGTACTAATGGCATTGAACCTCCTAGAGCGTTTGTGAGTGTAAAGCAGAGTAAAGATGGCGTTTTAAAGCAAGTTGTTCCTGGATATCCACGCCTTAAAAATAAATACGATTTGCTATGGGATCAGAAGTCACCTGAAGGTTACTTAAAGATTATGGCAGTTATGCAAAAATATATTGATCAGGGTATTAGTGTAAACACAAGTTACAACCCTGAACACTATCCAGACGAAAAGATACCTATGAGTGTACTATTACAACATCTTGTAATGTTCTACAAATATGGTGGTAAGCAACTATACTATTTCAATACCTATGACGGACAGGGCGAGATAGAATTTAAAGATGAACCGTTAGCACAAGGAATAGAAGATGACGCAGATTGCGAAGCATGTACGATATAGAGGACAAGGAATAAGATGACTGTTTTAAACATAGACAACAAGAAAAATCACACAGAAGCTAATGCATTTCTAGACGAAGCTCTAGGCATGCAACGTTACGACACAATGAAGTATAAGCAGTTTGATAAACTAACTGACAAACAACTAGGTTTCTTTTGGAGACCTGAAGAAGTTGATGTAAGTAAGGATTCCAAAGACTTTAAGGATCTTACTGAACATGAGCAACACATCTTTACAAGTAATCTAAAAAGACAGATCCTACTTGATAGTGTACAAGGGAGAGCACCAAACGAGGCATTCAGTCCTATTGTTTCTTTGCCTGAACTAGAAAATTGGATCATTACTTGGACATTTAGTGAGACAATTCATAGTAGAAGTTACACACATATTATCCGTAATATCTTTAGTGACCCAAGTAAAATCTTTGATGAGCTAATGGATTCGCAAGAAATTGTTGATTGTGCTGGAGACATTTCCAAGTACTATGATGGACTAATTGAAACGAGTATGTATTATAGATTACTGGGAGAAGGCAAACATAAAGTAAACGGCAAGACTATAAATGTTGACCTATACGATCTAAAGAAGAAGATCTGGTTATGCATGAATAGTGTTAACGTACTAGAAGGTATTCGCTTCTATGTATCGTTTGCATGTAGTTGGGCGTTTGCTGAACTTAAAAAGATGGAAGGCAATGCTAAGATTATTAAGTTTATTGCCCGCGATGAGAATGTGCATCTTGGTTCAACACAATACCTAATAAGTAAAGTACTAACAAAAGAAGATCCAGATTTTGCAAAGATTGCCGTTGAATGTGCTGATGAAGTTCAGCAAATGTTTGTAGATGCAGTTGAGCAAGAAAAAGATTGGGCGAGCTATCTATTTAAAGATGGATCAATGATTGGGCTTAATGCACAATTATTAAGTAACTATATTGAATGGATTGCTTGTAAGAGAATGACAGCATTAGGATTAAAATGTCCTTATACAACCACACAAGCAAACCCATTGCCCTGGACACAGAAGTGGATATCAGGAGCAGAAGTACAAGTTGCACCACAAGAAACAGAAATCTCCAGCTACGTTATTGGAGGTGTGAAACAAGATGTTGATACTGAAACTTTTGCAGGACTAAGTTTATAAACAGGAGCCGGCAATGTCTCAAAACATTGAAGTTTATAGTAAAGAGAATTGCGCCTATTGTATCAGAGCCAAACGCCTACTTGAAAGTATGCATATACAATATGTGGAAAAGAAGATTGGCGTAGACGTCACAAGAGAGCAACTATTAGAAGTAGCACCACAAGCCAGAACAGTACCACAGATTGTTATTAGTGGTAAAGTTATTGGTGGCTATAACGACTTAGTTGCATACATGGAAAACAGTAATTTTAACGGAACAGGATACGGATCATAAAATGTTAATAGAAGCACCATATAAGGTTGGCGATATCGTCAGCATCAAACTATCAAGTGGCGAAGAAATGGTAGCCACTCTACAATCAGAAACAGACAGCTTAGTAGAGATTAGAAAGCCTCTAATGTTAGTAGCAGGAAAAGACACTACAATGGGACTTGCTCCCTTTATGTTTACCGTCGGTCCTGATGCTAAGTACAAAATCAAGCTAAATAATATTATATGTATAGTAAAGACGGAAAAGGATGCCGCTAGTACATATACACAGAGTACATCAGGTTTAGCGGTAGTTAATTAATGGCAGCAGTTCATAGAGATACAGATAGTAGAAGTTGTGGCGCCAGTACAATTGCGGCTAATCCCAACGTTTTTACTAACAATCTCTTGACTGCTATAGACGGAAATCCCAATAGTCATGGTGGTGGAGGCTTAGTTGCCGCCAACCCCAATGTTTTTATTGGTAATAAGTTAACAGTAATACAAGGTAACGGTGCTAATCCGGACAGTCTATGTCCTATCCCTGGCGGGCCACATTGTAGTCCGTCAGCGACAAGTGGCAGTGGCAACGTGTACATAGGAGGTTAACATGGTTGACTTTGTAGGCGGCGTAGCCAATGCTAATGAATATTTAAATAGAACAGTTAGCATACCAACAAGTGTAACAGTTAATGACCTAGGTACTGTAACAACTACAACAACAGACGTAACAGTTAGAGAGATTATTTGTAGCCTACTAGCTGGTAATGGTATTAAACTTCCAAATCTACAGATTTGTTTAAAGGTAAACTTGGGTAGACTTATACCTGAGATACCGGCGGCTCTTGCAGACCTAAGAACGGCACTAACACAAGCTGAACAAGAACTAGAAAACTTTATAGCACATACAGACATTGAGAATGTACTTAATCGTATGAACTCCGCCATTGCTGAGGTGGCGGCTGTTGCCAATATGATTAACTTTTGTGGAACACCGATTGTACCTAGAGCAATACCAAACGTACTAGCAGACGCTTTCGGTAGTTTTACAGGTGCTGGACATGACCTACTAGATAGTTTAGGCACACTAGCAACTAGTGAAATTGGTGGTTGTATTAGTACAAGCGGTGGATTCAAAGCAGACTTATTTACAGGTGGACTACTAAAAGATATTGGTGACAACCTAGCCAATATTGCTAGTCTACCAGCATCAATTACTGATCAATGGACTGCAACTGCAAATAAATTTAAAACAGATATGAAAGCACTAGTTGAACTAGAAAATAAGTTCGGTAGTGGATCAACAGAGAGCAAAGGCGGTAGTAACTTTGCACCAAATAATCGTGTTAACACAAATGTAGGTGTTGCAATTGATGTTGAAAATATGAGTATCCAACAAGCACAAAGACTTGGTGCTGGATTAAAAGGATCATATGATCAACTAAAAGGATATGAAGTAGACGGTCAGGGAAATAATATCTTCCATTATATACTTGAACCTGAAATGATTGCTAAACTAGAGGCTACAATTGATCCAGTTAATGATGTAAGCGATCGTATACCAACATATGATTATTGTGGTAAAGTAATTGGATATACAGATGTTCCTAAACAAACTACAACAGCAAAATCAACTGGCGAGGCGGCTGTTCTACCAACACAGCCTGGACTAGACGGTATATCAACAAGTGGAACTATAGTAAATGCACCACCAAGTTCAACAGTAAATCTAGGAGCACCAACTAGTAGCAGTGGCGGAGGAGCATCGGCAAGTGGATATGCAACTGATGCCGATTTGGCATCTGCTATTGCAGGAATAACAGTCGTACAAAATGCAGTCGGAACGGCAGGACTAACATATAGTGGTACAAGCCCAGGAGTATTAACATATACACCACCTGATCTAACTGGCTTACCTCTAACAAGTAGTTTAGCAAGTGTGGCCTTTAATGGTGACTATAACAGTTTAATTAATAGACCAAGCACATTATCAAATCAGACACTAAACACAACAGATTCAGTAGTATTTGCTACTGTAACAACTACAAATTTCAATACAACAGGTACAGGCACAAGTAACTTTAGTGCTGTCGATATTACAATGAATGCAAGTAATAGAACAAGTGTACTTGGCGGTCCATTTCGTTTACCCAACTTAACTACTGCACAACGAGGTGCAATCGGATCACCAGTGGGTGGAGATATGATATTTAACTCAACTACAAACAAGGTTAATGTTTATCAGGGAACTGGCTGGATCAACTTAGATGATGGCTCAGCTGCTTAATGGAAGAGTATCTAGTAACTCTTAAAAAAGGTGTTGACTTTGATGCATTTTGGCAAGACATGGAAACACCCGGTGGATTATATATCCCAGATAGAAGTGTTGATGTATCCAATAGAAAACCAGCAAGTACTCGTACAACCGGCTATCAATTAACAGCCGAAGAGGCTTTGACCCTAGAAAACGATCCAAGAGTATTAGCAGTACAGACTAACGTTCCTATAGATGCTAAAGGTATAGATGCTATACAGAGTGGTGTCTTTAGTAGAGCAAGTAGCAAAAACGGTGCTTATGTTAATTGGGGTTTACGTTGTTCAAATGTTAGTATTATAGAATCATCACCAGGAAGCCAATTTAGTCATACATTAGATGGAACAGGTGTTGACATTGTTATACAAGACAATGGTGTGATGACTGGACATCCTGAGTGGGAAGATGCCAACGGTGTTACACGATTAAAAGAGATAGATTGGTATGCAGTTACTGGTGTTAGTGGATCAATGAATGCGGCTCACTATGGCGATGTAGGACCTCATGGTACACATGTAGCTGGAACCGCCGCAGGCAAAACATATGGTTGGGCCAAGAATGCAAATATATATTCAATGCGATTTGACTCAGGTGGTGGTATTGATGATACTGATGTATTTGATTTAATTAGAATATGGCATAATCAGAAACCAATTACAGCAACAGGATTTAAACGGCCTACTATTGTTAATGCTAGTTGGGGTTATAGATGGTATTATCCAGGCACACACCCTAGTCAAACTGGTACAATAACAGAACTAAATTATAGAGGAGCCAACGTGGGAACCTCAAGGGCAATACAGTATGGTAACACCAACACCAAACATAACATGTCAGGCGTGACGGCTATAGATGCGGCTTGTGAAGACATGACAGATGCTGGCGTTATATTAGTTAAGGCGGCGGGTAACTATTATCATAAAACAGATATACTTGGCGGAAACGATTACGATAACTATTATAAGTGTAGTACTACCTGGGCTAGTACTGTATCAGTCGGCTCCCCAATTTACTATCATAGACCCGGTACACCACATAGCGATGATACAATAGTAGTGGCAAATGTAAGTAATGTACAGAGTGGTAGTTTTGAGAATTTATCCAATTCAAGTGAAAAAGGTCCACGAATAGATATTAGTGCTCCTGGAAGCCAAATAACAAGTGCAACAAATACTACTGGATATGGTGTAGTATATGATAATGACTATCCTCCAGACAGTAATTATAATATTTCTAGAATAAGTGGAACTAGTATGGCAAGTCCACAAGTTACAGGCGTTCTAGCATGTTTTCTACAGATTAATCCAGGTGCAACTGCACAACAATGTAAAGCCTTTCTAACTGCCAACAGTAAAGCATTTATGAATATGGGCACCGGTACTGGTAATGATTATGGCAATAATCAAAGTCAACAGGGTGGTCCTAATAGATTTCTACACCAACCGTTCAACGGTTCACAAGTTCTTACCCTAACTGGATAAAAAGTAAGATTAATTCAGAAAAGTAATACATTTAGGTTGACAATAGTGTATATTGTGTTATTATAAGTATATTAATAGAACGTAACCAATAACGGTATAAGAGGTTAAAATAAATAAAATGAGAGCTCAAATCTATCCAGATGGAGTGAAGCGTATTAATGCAAAAATTGAGATTCCAATGACACACATTGATGTCGCTGAATATGTATTAAGTGCTATAGTCACTGAAAATGTAAATTTAGATCAAGTACAACGGTTAAACAAACGAGAGTTACTCCGTGTTGCCAAAGATGAGATCTATACCCAGGGTGTCGATGCACCCAAGCAACAACTTAAAGGTGTTGATAACGAAACGAATATTATTGTTCGCAATTATGTAAAGAATATGTTTCCAGAGTTAGTCTAAATGGCCACTGATAAATATGACACAAATTTTGGCGAAGTTATATGGACAGGTATTACATGGACTCCTGAAAAAGGATACGCCTTACCTGTAGAAGATCAACAATTAGAACTGTTCATTGAACCAAATAAACTTGGTATAGATGTGCAGAAAAAGGTTGACAAACTGTATAATG